ATGTAAATCTTGATTTGTCTGCCTTAGCTCTTAGACTTTTTTCTACGGCTGCGGACAGTGGTTTTCTTTTTGGAGCCATCTTGTTTTGTGCGTGATTTAGATACTGCTCTTATATCAATAAACTCTCCTCTTTTGTAAGCTTCCGCAGTGCGTTTGATTTCAGCCGCTTTTGCAGCTTTATTTTTAGCACCACTAAGATATTTCTTAGCAACGCCAGTCTTTTTGTCTTTAGCTACCTTGCGGAATCTTCTCACTTTTTCTTGACTTTCTTTGTTTTTTTCTTTTTACCGCCTGAGTGATACATAGAAATAAAAGTAGCTGATTTTATCTTACTTCTTTTTACGCTTTTTAGCAGTAGATAGAGCTATAGCCTGTGCTTGTTTTAATGTGCGGCCTTCTTTCATCAAGAGCCTTATGTTGGCACTGATAGTTTTCTGTGACTTTCCTTTTTTAAGTGGCATAGTTTTTATGTATATAACTCTTGTAACCTTTTTAATGATACTTCGCTACCATCATTACGAATCATTTTTCTCAAGGCTGCCTGTCCTGATCCTGTTTCTTTTGCTAATTTTTTAAATATTCTTACCTTTCCTTCACTACCTAAAGTTTTTATTTGTAAATCTTTATCTTGATTCACAAGCCAGTTTCCGTATGTTGTTCCCTGCGGAACTCTGCCTGTAGCTGATGGTCTGGTGTCAAACTTAGTTGCTGGCGGCTTTTCAAGGTTAGGATATTTTTTTTGTAAACCATCAAAGTCCACAACAGGGACAGTAGTAGATCGACAATTAAAGTGTTGCGGTGGTGTCGGGCCATTATTGTAGTCAAATATTTGTCCATCAAGTCGTTGACAAATAGGACTTGTTCTAGAATCCAGTGTTGCAACATATTCATACTTAGGAGCAACCTTTTTATTTGCTGCATAAACAGCCTGTGATGCTTGGTTTGTCACTTGATTTACAGATGTTCTAACAATAGTAGAAATTTGATTATTCGCTACTTTTGTGAGTTCTCCTCCAGCAAGAGCTAATTGTTTAACAGATAAAGGGCCAAAATCTGCAAAGTCAAGCCTTCCAATAAGTCTCCTACCAATCTGATCTAATGTTTCACCAGCAAACATTCCTGATCTAACTGCTAAATCTAATCTTTCTACTGAGGACTCAGCTAAACCTCTAAATGCTTTGCTTACAGTTGTACCATTTGGCAATCTTATTGCAGCCCCTTGAGTGGCCGTAAGACTAAATTTACCAGATCCAAAATTTACAAAATTATCTTCAGTAAAAGCTTTACTTGTAAAAATATTAATTTTTGATGGATCAGTCATAATTACTGATTCTGCATACTTTGGACTTATAGCAACACTATTGATAGGAACATCACCAGATGCTGTGACTTTTTTTAGTTCCTTTTCAACAAAATCTTTTTGTAAAATCGTTACACCTTGCAACTCTTTTTTGAAATCAATCGCTGATTTAGTTGACCAAGTAGCAAGACTATCTTTTGATTGCTTAATTATTGCTCTAAGTCTTTTTCTTGTTTGAGGTGCAATTATTCTTGTCCCGCCTTTTGCTATCTCTATAGCTTGTCTTTGATTGATAGATCGTAGTTGATTTACTGCATTAAGTATTATTTCGTTGTAAGTAACTGCATATTTTTTTGCGACAGCATTACTATACCTATTTAAATCAATGGTTTCCCTAAAAAATACCTCTGGTGTGGACATTTATCATTCGTCCTCTGTGTCCGCTGCCGCATCTGCTGGCTCCGCTGGCTCCTCCCTTTCTGTAAGACCTCCGTTCTGTGTGGTTTCGATTTCATCTTCAACGTCAAAATCATCACCAAGAATCTCTCCAGCCGATAGCTGATTCAGTAATGTCTCCTGACTGATAGTGCCAGAGGTGAACAATGCAAGCAATGACTGGATCTCCTGTGGTTCTAGCCTTGCAGAAACAAAGTCTCTGTTAACAAAGCAACTTCCAGCATTAGGTTCATTTAGATATTCGCTATGAAATTTTAGGCAGTTATCAATCAAGTCTTGCATCTGCTGTGCAACAACCATCATTGTGCTGTCATTCTGTGATCTATCTATCCTCTTAGCCTCTGCTGTCTCTCCTACTAACTTCTGCCCTAGTACTGCGGCCAGCGATAAAGTATTAATCTGCTCTTTTAAATCTGCAAGGAGTCTAAATTGTGCATCATAGCTATCCGCAGAGGGTGAAACATATTCCATACGTGAATCTGGTGGCAATGCTAAAGCCTCACTAGGGCCTGTCGTTATCTCATCAGCATTTGGATAGCCATAAACTACTAAATTAGGAACTGCACTAATATGCAAAATGTTAAACAAATCTGACTGTATTTGATAATGCTTAAGGTTCAACTCTGCAATGTCATATAAAGGACTGCGGCTTTCATAGAATCCGACCCTGTTGGAATAGGCAACAGAAAAAGGAATTTTGTCCTTAAGGCTCATTTCACCCTCTTCAAACAATTTATATTCACCCTTCTTGTCATCTTTCCTATGGATCTCATATCTACCGCGTTCTAGCACTCTGACCTGTGTAATGTTCTTCTCACCATACTTGCCATCTGGCTCAACAACCCTCTCTAACAAGCGCACCTGTGTAAGTTCTCTTGCACCATTTATGATCTCAGTCCTCCAGCCTAAAATGTCTGATGGCTTATATGTCACCCAGTATGGCCTTGCTTTCTCTCCTTCCTTTGGGGCATCTACCAAAACACCACAATGTCCGAAAGAAATAACTGTTCTTGCAGTCTGATATAGCCAAACATTTAGATCGTTGCCCTCTAAATCAACATCAAACAACTGTTCTCTAACCAGATCAGACACATCATCAAGTCTTACTGGCTTTCTAACCAGCATACCTGACAACATTTTCTCGATTCTCTGGAGATAGGGAACTACTGTACTCCTTGCGAGTCTGCGATCATAGCTATCGTCCACCTCGCGTTCAAGTTGTGGCAAATATTTCCTATGCTCTGATCTAATCTTGTATGTGCCTTCCTTCAAATCTGCTATCAAATCCCAGAACTGAGCCATGCGTTGATAGGCCGCATTTGGACTGACAACTGTTGTAGGAGCTACTGTTACAGGCTGGTTGTAAATATTTAGTGAGCTATACACAGTTTTGCCTCAATAATACCATGATCTTAATATATTCTAATCCCTGTAGGTTTGCCCGCCCTTGCAAATAATGGATTGAACTCACGCCATACAAGATAGCCAAGACTATCAGCCATGTGGTCATAGCCAGACTCTTTATCAGGCTCTCCCTTTTCGTTGTATGACTGAAGTTCCATTGATTCGATTAGCTTTCTGCAACTGGCATGGATTTGTAAACGGCTTTCCCCTTTGCCG